GCTTATATTATAAAAGCGAATGAATCAGTTAGACCTAGACTATTTTGAGTATATTTTTACGTATAAATGTCTCACCGATGAGACATATCTTTCCTCTGTTGCTGACCATGTAAAGCCTTCTTTCTTTAAAAGCAAAGATATCCGGGTCATATTTGATATAATCTCTGAGTTTTATAACACTCGCAGCGTTCCTCCGACCTTAACAGAGATTAAGACATATTTAACTACCGATGAACTCAAGAAGTCATTTAAGGATGTAGTATCTCAATTCGCTGGCATGGATAAAAATCTATGCAAAGAAGAATTGTATGCCAATACTGAAAAATTCTTAAAAGAGAAGGCAGTATATGTCACCTTGATGGAAGTTGTCGAGAGTATGGGTCGAGATCAGTACAACACTGCTGACATCCACCACAAATTTGAGAAGGCTTGTAACATCGCATTGAACATTGACTTGGGGATAGACTTGTTACCTCAAATTGATATAGTCATAAAGGACATTAATACAGATACTCCGTGTATATCAACTCCGTGGAAATGGTTGGATAATAAATTAGCAGGTGGATTTCTTCAGAATGGTCGCGCGTTGTACATATTCGCAGGTGAAACCAACGTAGGGAAAAGCATTTTCCTCGGGAACATAGCTACAACTATAGCAAATAAAGGCAAAACGGTTGTAATTGTAACCCTCGAGATGTCAGAGATGATGTATGCTCGTCGTATATGTTCTAATATCACTAGGATACCGGTTAATAGTATGCGACGGGAATCACCCGCATTGAAACATCAGATAAATGAATATACTACCAGCACGGCTGGCGCTAAGATTATAATAAAGGAGTTTCCGCCTAGTTCTATATCGGTGAATCAGCTTAAGGGTTACATCAAAAAGCTAATATCCCGAGGGATAAAACCGGATGCATTGGTGATTGACTACGCGAACCTATTTGCCTCTAGCGTGGGTAGTAATTCATATGAACGTATCAAGCATATCACCGAACAGTTGCGGGCATTGAGTTACACTTTCGAGTGTCCTGTTATTTCAGCAACCCAGTTAAATCGCTCTGGGTATAATGTAAACGACCCAGGTCTTGATACTATATCAGAAAGTATGGGTTTAGCTGCCACTGCTGACGTGATTATGGGCATATGGCAGGATGATACCGACCGCGATCTGGGTGTTATAAAGTTGGGGATGATGAAAAATCGCTTCGGTCAAAACTTTGGTAGTCGCTCTTTGCGCATCGATTACCCAACCCTTACTATAACCGAAGATGAACATATAAATGACACGGAGTCTAGTACGTCATCTATCAACACATTAGCTAATTTAGCTCTTGACAATTGACTAATGATTTTTAAATAAAATCATGCGTGATGGTGACAGGATATTTATATTTCTAGATAATGACCTTGATGGTGCTGGCTGTTGCTTAGCTATCAGATGGTTGTTCCCTAAAGCTAAAATATCATTCAAGCCGACTAATGAACACAAGTTTCGTGAGGATTTTTTAGATTGGTGTAAAACCAATAGTACTTCCGACTACGATCAAGTATACATTTGCGATTTAAATATCGTAGAACAAAACCAAGATATATTAGATGTACACAAGATAACAATTATAGACCACCACAACGTTACTGGGGTAAACAAAGAGGCATTCTCTAATGCCTCTTATATTTTTAAGAAAACCCCCAGTTGTGCTACCTTGGTGTATAAAACCCTTTGTGGTTCCTCGACATCTCAGTTAACTCGAGAACAAAAGCTTCTCTTATTGCTGATAGATGACTACGACAGCTATAAGCTGTCGTTGCCTTATTCGTTAGATCTTAATACGATTTTCTTCTCCCTTAGAGGAGACCGGATTGCCTTATTTTGCGATGAGTATATTAACGGATTTAAACCGTTTGACGCGCATAAGCAAAACATTATCAAGTTTCACAAACTTAGATTGAAAGAGGTAAACGATAATTTAAAAATACATTCAGCTGTATTGAAATTGGATGGTAAAGATACTCTAGTACACTGCACGTTTGCTGACTATGGCATAAATGATGTCGCACAGCATCTATTCTCCAAATATAATTCAGATATAGCTATAGTGGTGAACTTAACCAGGAAAACAGTCAGCTACCGCCGAGGTCAAAATTGTTCATATGATGTTAGCAAATTAGCCAAAAAATTTAACAATGGCGGCGGTCGCAACAATGTAGGCGGCGGAATTTTGACCGATAACTTTTTATTATTTTCTCGTTTGTTCAAAGAGATATGAATATAAACCACGAATTCGAAGAGAGCGAAACGTGTGCACAATTCATGACGTACTGCACGCTAGTCTCACTCTTATCTGATAAAAAAATAAATACCGCAAATGTATTTTTGAATTTTTTAAAGAATAAGCATATTCGTTTAATTTTAAAAACTAAAATGGATATCGATAGCGATTTCGAAGCAGTTAATCTATTCCTCAAATTTGACCCAGCATTATATAAAAGCAAATATGTGATGAAGTATTTAAATAATGCGGGTAAAATTAAAATAAAGTAGTTATATTTCCATGTGACCGATTTTGAAAAATATGTATACAATTCTTACTTAAGAGTCCTTCGGTCATCGTCGGGTCATCCTTTCAAGTATCGTGAGAATTTTGATGGGTTTGAAAATAATGAAAATTACGTCTATGTAAAGCGATTAGCTTCGTTTTTCCATAAACATAAAAATGTCGATGTGAACGCTTTCTTAAAAGCTCCCTATGGGGTGTATGGTGAAGGAAAATCATTTTACTTAGACTTTTATTGCAGCCACCCCGCCGTCAAAGTGTACACACTTTATCTAGATAAACTAAACGATGAAGACCCAGACTGCAGTAATCAATTGGTATACATAATTGATTCATTTAAATTTATCAGAAAATTTTGCAGTGACGCCAATATTGGCATACACCAATACATAGTATACAAACAAGCGGCGATACCGGATTTTATTACGCATCTAAAAGAAAGAAAGGTAAGTGTATATGCTCTTTTATCGTTTGAGGGTTTTGAGCGCATGTTCTATTCGCTGGAGAAAGACTGGTTGACGTTTGTATTTGGAGATGCTTATCTTAATAAGCTTAAGCTGTTTAAGATAAGATTTTTGAATTCGCGCAAAGCTATGATACTGGCTAAAAAAAGCTTTGAGAAGGTGGAAAATAACTTGACAGAAATTAAATAAGTGAGTATACTAGAAAAGTAAGAATAAACACAACACAACACAATAATATGACATCACCCTACAATAGCTCAATGTTCGAGAGTATTAAAAGCGCCATCGCTCGTAACGATAGCGGTTCGGTTTCACGTAAAGATTATATAAAGACTGAACCTGGCAATACTTATATTGTCAGACTTCTACCAAACATCAAGAATCCCACCAAGACTATTTTCCGATACTACACATTCGCTTGGAAGAGCTTCTCGACCGGTCAGAACGTGTTAGTTACTAGTCCTACTACCTGGAATCAGCGTGATCCTATCGCTGAAGAGCGTTATCGCATTTACCGCAATGGCACTCCGGATGAGAAGGAGAAGGTCAAGGCCATTCGTCGTGGTGAGAATTGGATGGTCAACGCTTACGTTATCAGTGACCCAGTGAATCCAGACAACAATGGTAAGGTTAAGGTTCTTCGTTATGGTCGTCAGCTTAACAAGATCGTTGAAAGTGCTATGAACGAGGAAGCGGATGACTTGGGCGCGCGTATCTTTGATCTCAGTTCTAATGGTTGCAGCTTCTCTATCAAGTGTGAGAAGCAGGGTGATTACCCGACTTATGTATCGTCTAAGTTCAAGCTTCCTCGTGAAGTTGAAGGCTTGAACCCCAACGATCATGCTAAGCTTTATGATGGTATCTTTGACCTCGAGAGCATGATATCGGTTAAGCCGTATGAGGAATTGAAGGCCACCCTTGACCAGCATTACAATTGCGTCGAGACCGGCGTCACATCTGCACCGGCAATCCAAACTCTTAAGACAGAATCGTCACCTATGATGGTCGTAGAAACTCGTGCACCTCAACCTAGCCCAGCGCGCACGCCTGAAGCAATCACAGATGATGAGATCAATAATCTCCTCAAGAGCTTGGATTCCTAAGCGTCGATATGAGCGATAATGCTAATATAAGAGATGTACACGGTGAGGAAGCTCGCCTAGTGTTGGCTCAGTTCTTGGGTCAACAACTGGGCGAGCTTAAAGAAATTGATAAAAGTATCATTTCCCGAAACCCGACACTGCAAGGCGCCACTATAGATGCACAAAAATTGCTCAGGGATATTCCGTTAGATAGACCGACATCATTACCGGGTGCTCCGTCGATAAATCAGGTTGATGCTTCATTGCCCGTTGTTACTCGCGCAACGGCTGTTGCACCAACGCCGCCTATTAATAATGATCAAATAGAATTTGATTTCAGGTATGATGTAGCAAAAGATATAGCTGAACGTCTCAGTCGAGTTGAATCTGATATTGGTAAAATTTTGAAATTCATTGAAGGATTCAAGCTTCCAGAAAAAAAAACGTGAGTTATTTAAACAAAATCTTAGTATCCTGGAATGAATTTAAAAATAGATAATAAAGAGGTATTCTGTAACAACTTCGTTTCTAATCTGTCTCGCATCGTTGATAACGGTGTTCTTAAGATTGAAAGAGACAAGATATCTTGCACGACGTCTACTGCTGACAACACTATCATTGTTTACTGTCAGTATACAAATGCCGGTAAATTTCACGATGAAGATAAGACAGTAAGTCTTAATATTCCAGACTTTAAGAAATTCTCGAAATTATTAGGAGCAATATCTGGTGAAATCGATCTAGAAGTAGATGCTAATAGCATTAATTACAACTCCGATATCGTGAGATTCAAGTTTCACCTATTTGAGGACGGTATTTTGTCGTCTCCAAAGATAAGCATGGATAAGATTTCTAAAATATCATTTGACTACGGCTTCACTATAAGCAGTGAAGCTTTGGCTAATTTGATGAGGGGTAGTGCTTTACTTGCGGACCTTAATAAGATATATTTTAATATCATTGGTAACAAGGTTTATGGTGAAGTCACAGATAAGGCGAGGCATAATGTAGATTCATTTAGCACGTGTATATCTAATGACTTTTCAAATAGTGGTACGTCGATAAGTGGCTTTGCTAAGGTAATTCCACTCAATATT